CACGCCACCTGCCAGTCAGGCTCAGCTTCATGCCAGACCCGGTCGAAGAACCGCACTTGATTGAGGTCAAAGTGCAGGTAGGGGAGCTTTGTTTCAAGCTCACCTTCTTTGGTGAAGCCAGTCATCTCGGTCGATCGGATCACACTGTGCTTGGTCTGTGCTGAGGCCCAGTAGATGGAGGCGTAGCGGTACGTCTTCGTCAACTCCCGCATCTGACCTGCCCGCCCCTTCTTGCTGGGCTTGTGCGAGACCTTGAGGCTGAACCCCTTCTTCCATCCGTCTGCGTTCTTGAAGTCGTCCTTGAACAGGTCGTACGCGAGGAAGCAGTGTGGGTCGAGACCTTGATCGAAACAGTCTAACAGACGCTGAATCTTCCAGTAGTTGGCGGTGATGACCAAGTGTGCGGAACTGAGGTCGCACCCCACCAGCACATGCCCAGGAGCGGCACAGTAGACAGAGCGGACACCGCCAAGGTCTTTGCGACTGCTCTGGTTCTGCATGTTGGGTCTGCTGCTGGACAGACGCCCTGGTGCGGTTGTGTGGCTGTTCCACGTAGAACGCACCCGACCGTCGGGGTGGAGTGCGCCGCCATCTGTCAACGGTCGGAGCGAGTACAACTGCGTCCCGAGCACTTTGGTGCTGACCCGGCGGTACTGCCGCAAAGTGAGCAGGAACTTTCTTTTGTCAGACTCCAGGGTCGGGTCTGCCATGTGCGCCCTCAGCACTGCATCACCGGTGCCGGGCAACCCGGTCTCGGTGTAGAAGTCCCTCGCCTCCATGCCGTAGGGGATGCCCAGGTCCCACGACTGGTAGAGCAGGTCACGAATCTGTTCGGTCGAGCCTGGGTTGAATGCCTTCTTCGCCTTGAAGCCCACGCTCTTGGCAAGGTCCACGAGGTCGGTGCGCAGTCGTGCGGCCACACCCTCGAACTTGTCGGTGAGCAGAGCCACCCGTGCTTGGTTGACGTACACGCCGTTCTTGTGCATCTGCACGCACATCTCTTGGCGCTCGTGGTCCAGGTTCCGTAGGTCCCACGGCCGGGCGCTCGGCCAGTTCACAGGCTTGGCCCAGTCGGGCAGCGGCTGGTTGGCACCGTTCGCATCCGCGCTGTACTTCAGCGGCGCAAAAATGCGAGCGTTCACTACCGTATCCATCTCGCAGTACACGAGGCGCTCTTGGTCCAGCACCTTGCTGCCACTGTTCTTCTCGCCGCTCTCGTTGGTTTCCCACTTGTCTACGTCCGTGAGCCTGCGGCCAGTCGGCTTCAACCCTTTTGGCAGGTCAGGGTGAGTGAACCGCGCATCGAAGAGCGTGTCGTGGATGGGCTTTGGTGTCACGCCCAGCCACGTCTCGGTGACCATGCGGTCAAAGTAGCCAGCGTTGTGTCCGACCTTGACCTTGGTTTCGTCTGCGAAGAACTCGCGTAGCACGTCCTTGACGGCAGCTTCCTCGCTCGGCGAGTAGAACCTGCGACCAGGGCTGTCGGTCCCAAGGAACGGGATGCCGATGGTCCGTGCGTTCTGGGTTGGAATCTCCCACGGCTGGGTGGGGCGGCCGTCCGCGTCCACGTCAGGGGTGGCGATGGCAAGACACCGCACCCCGATGTCTCGGGTATTGATGCCGTCGGTCTCGTAGTCAAAGACCCAGAACGGAGCCGGTTGGTCGAGCCATTCGCGCAACTCTACAGCGGTTGGGAACTCCTGGGTCTCAGGCTCCCGCCAGTGCAGCGCATCGTTGAACCACCGCAACCCCTTGCTCACGGCCGCGTGCAACTGGGGACGCAGCGCCGGTCGGTGTTTCACCAGTCGAGGGCTGAAGGTCGGCATGATCTTGATGACCCGGTCCTCAGCAAAGGACCAGTCCGCACCATGCCGGAAGACGCGGCTCGCAGGCAGCGACCGCATGTCTCCGTCCAGGTCAGACATCGAGCGCTTGGTATCGAGCAGGGATTGCGCCGGGCTCGCACCCAGAGCCAAGACGTAGTCGTAGTTGTTGAGCCTGCTGTGACACATCGGAGCGCAGCAATCCACTGGGTGTGGAAGATCTTGCGCAGCCGCATGCTTGGCCTCCGCGAGCGACATTCCGTTCTTGCGGAGCCGGGTCTCTGCCGCCTTGCGCTTGCGCTTCAGGCTAGCCTCCATGCGCTTCCATCCGTCGGGCGGCATGCACGAGACCAGGAAGTGCAGGTCAATCTGTTTCCGGTTGAGCCCTGATGCCGTCAAAGCCCGCCGCCACTCACCACCTTCCAGACCTGCCAGCGGTCGGTGTTTCAAGAAGTCATCTTTCGACGGGGCCTCCAACAAGGCCACCACGGCGCTGCCGTGCTCCTCAGGTGGAGTTGGAACCCATGGTTCGTCGTTCCGCAAACACCCCCGAGGTCCAAGCGGGCACACGTCACAGCGCGCACCCAGTTGACGCGGGTCGTGCTTCACGCGATCACACGTTGCCGCGACACAGGAACTCTCCGCGAAGCCATGTGCACATCGATCTGTTCGATGTTGAAACAGGAATGAATGACTTCAATCACATCTCCTGCAACGAATCCTTTGCAGGAGTAGCAGTCGAAAGAGAAGTATTGAAGCTCAGGAAACGTGTGAATCGTCAGGTGAGACTCTGCGATCATCACGAACGTCGAGTAGCCATACGACTCGTTCTTCCGCTCTACGAGTTTGCTTCTCAGGTCGAGCGCCGTTGACGACTGACCCAACCCTTCCTGCTCCAGCCCTTCCAACACCCTCTGCATCTCACAGGTTGCGTGCGGAAACTTGACTGTGACCGGCGGCAGAATCATCGTCATGTCGATCTTCTCGACAATCTTCTCAAGCATCGCAATGCCAGTTTCTGGGACAGCAAGTCGGCTTGCGTCCTTCACTGTGGCGTCAATCATCAAGTGCAGTCCGTTGTAGTCAAATGACATCGTTAAACCTCAGGTGAAAAGCTATGCAAGAACGTCCCAGGGAAACCGCTCAGTTTTCCAGTCCCAGTAAGCGTGACGCGGTCTGATAGTCTCACGACGGTGTCGCTGGTAGACCACGATGGCCGAGCCCTTCGGCGCACTGGTTGCCTTCTCACCATCTGCGCGGAGAAACCGGACGCGCGGAGAAAGAAAGACCACAGCGTGTGAATGCGGCCAGTCCACCACCCATTCGCGCCAGTACCGTGTCTCGGTGTTGGCGTAGATGAGCAGGCATACGAGGTCACAACCGTCTTGAATCGGCGCAGTGGCTGCGCGCTTGATCCAGTGGCTGATGTCTCGACCGTAGGGCGGGTTGCACCAAACGCGCTCTGCTTCCCAAGAAGTCACAAGCGCGTCTTCTTCAGGGCTGATGAACTGTGTGACACGAGCACAACGTTCATCGGTGGCGCAGGCGTCGAGGTCGAAGGCCGCTAAGGCATGAACTTTCTCGAAGACCTCAGGTGGTGTCATCCAGTCATCAAGACCCAGCGTGCGAGTGGTTGGCGCGGTCAAAGCGACTTCTCTTCCCAGAATCGCAGCAGATCGCGACCTGGGGTTACGCCTTCGACTTGAAGGCAGAGTTGAAGAACTGCTTCGTGTGCACTGGTTGTAGGTGTGCTGGGAGTCCAGACGAGACTGGATTCATTCATGCGACGAGCAACAGTTCTTCCTGCGTCCCAAGATTCACAGACCAGAAGGATGCGTCCAAGTCGAGTTCGTACTTCCGCGCCCGTCGTCGTGGCCCACAGTTCGATGCCATCAATGGGTTCTTCAACCGTTCCCGCAGGCTTCGCGACACGAGTCATGCCCGCCAAGAATCGCTCGACAGGTTTGGCCCAGGTTCGGTTTTTCTTGTCAACGTAGACAACCATCAGCGGGTAGCGCTTGCGATCGCTTGCGTGTTTGTTGGCAACGGCAAGCACCGTGTACTCGTTGTTGTTGCGGTGAATCCACACAGAGCCAATGACAACCTGTGCCGTACGATCGAGGTGGGTCGGAATGTGAGCGAAGAGTCGGACTTGTTTGGACATGGGTTACTCGAAAAAACCCCCGACAGTCGGTGCTGCCGGGGGCGGTTGGTCAGGCAGCGCAGAAAGATTCAGCGCGTTGGCGGTGGGGGCAGCTTCCCCCGAGAGGTGGGAGGCGGCGGCATCTTACTGCCGCGTTCCTGGGCTGCGGTGGTGCCCTGGTTCTTGCGCCAGTGGAACTGGCGAGTGTCTTCGGGAACCGCGCCGCTCTCAGCCAGCTTGTCGTACCGCTCCTTGGTCAAGAAGTCCTGCACGTCACCGTAGGCCTTCACGCCACGGGGCGTGTCGGTGGGGCGGCCGAGGTACGCAATGTAGGCAGTGCGACCCACGAGGTGCTCGGTCGGCAGTCCGTTCTCGGCCATGTAGTCCTCGGTGATGCCAGAGGAAATGGCCACGCGCTTCAGTGCGGCGACCATGCCACCGATCTTCTTGTTGCGGGTGTCCTCGTCCATGGCGCGGAGGGCCGGAGCGAGTTCACCATCACTGTCGAACGGCACCGATCCAATCTGACGGATGGTGGCACCGTTATCAAACTTCATGTGGATGAAGTACGAGTAGTTGCCCTGCTTGTCGAGCACACCGCGGTCCTCGAACTGAACGATCTCAACGGCGTAGTAGCCGGTGCCGGGGGGCAGGTTGCCCGCGCCGACGGACTTGCAGGTATCTGCGGGAATGTAGAACATGATGAATCCTTGCGGATGGGTTTGTTGTAGGTCCGGTTTACACTGCCGGAACAGCCGTCACTCGGACGGAGGTGGAGCAGCCTTTTTCTTGCTCTTCTTGGGAGCAGGAGGCTGAAGATCGAACATGCTGGTGGTGCGGTGCTTGCGAATGACACCGCGCGCAATGCCATCTTGAATGGCCCAGCGAACGTGAAGCTGACCTTGACGTCCCTGGCTCTTCGCCAGTTTTTGGCCCATGGTTGCTCCGACATTGATTGCAATGTCGAGGTCTCCTTCCACCATGTGCTCAGCGACTTTGTCAGCAACTTCGTCTTGCCATTCCAAGCCCTTGAGCCTGGACAGCCCGTAGTCCACGGCGCTGGCACGAAGCAGTTCACGCACGTTGGGCGGAGCCGTCGCATACGCCACGCCGTTGCGGTCACCCGTCACCCAGGTGGAGTCGAATGGGTCCACGTACAGACCGGTCTTGACCCACGGGTCTGGGTAGTCCTTGTTGACCACAGCGCGGGCGTTGAAGTCGCACCATGCCGGGACACGAACCACCTGCCCCTTGCTGCCCAGCGAAGGGCCGCCAGGAACAAAAGAACCATCCATGCCAGCGCCCGGTGCTTGCTCGTGTGCCACGAGAAACACGTTCACACCGATGTGCCGGGCACGCTCAGCCAGTCGCAACAGCCGGTCTTTCAACTGTTGGTACGGGTAGAACTTGTCGACCTTGCCGCTGTTGGTCAGCTTCGGGTTGTCCTGCCAGTGCCGGAGGCTGGACTCACACAGTGCCGTCATGCCGTCCACGCAGACAGCACCGTACTCTTCTGCAAGGTTGTGCTCCTCGACCATAGCGAGAAGTTCCAGCAGTCCGTCCAGCGTTCGGATGGGGTGGTCGTAGATGGTGGGCTCGTACCCCCACTCGTTCTGACAGACGCTCATAATCGCGTTCGCACCCTCGCCCGGAACCCACAGGGCGTTCGGGAATGCGCTGGCGACCATCGAGGTCTTTGTGCGCTTGGGCTGTCCAAAGACAAGCCCCATGACCTGGGCAGAACCCATGGTCACCTCCAATGATTTTGTTGTTGTGGTGTTGCCCCGCCGAGGCTGAGCCTCACCTTTGTAACACAGACCGGGGCAATCTGTGAAGGACTTTCAACCGAAAGAACAGAGATCGAAGGCACCACACTTGCCGTAGCGGTGGTAGCAGAGCAACTCGCTCTGCGTCATTTGCCAGTCACCCTCGCGCATTTCACCGTTCAGTGTGGCGCTGAGGTCTGTCGCCAGAGAGTGTGCCTTGCGGTAGATCTGTCTCGGCAACTGCGCGTCGCGCCATGGGGTGGGAGCGACGAACTGCCGGCTCACCGTCCAGGGTGAACGTCTCTGTACGAGGTTGAGAACCATGCCGCCGAAGTTGTCGTACATCTGCGCGCCAGCAATGCGATTGACTGCAAACTGCCCGTCCATGGCGTACTGCTGCGCGCGAGTCTTTCCTACGCCACCAGCCGTCACCTTGTGGTCCCAGACGTAGACCTTGCCGTCTTGCCTGTGCCGCATGACAAGGTCGAAGCGTTTTGTGACCACAATCGGCTCGTTGTGTCGAAGTGCCGGCACGTTGGGGTGCGGCTCCTCCAGACCAGGACAGTCAAGCAGTGCTGGGTCATCCAGGTTCTCATCGGTCCATAGCCCGAAGGTGCCATGTTCATTGTACCCGAGAGTCAGTTTCGCCAGACATTCCACCCCCACCACCCGGTCATGGACGAAGGGTTCGCGCTGTCGGTACTGCCGGAACATCGTGAAAGTGTTGGCGATGAAGGCGTTGCCATCTTGTCCTTCAGCTTCTCGTCTTCTGACCCACTCTCGCACTGCTTCCTCTGGAGGCAGAAAGTAATCGGGATCGGTGACATGTTTTCTCTCGTGGTCGAAACCGCCCTGGGTACAGCCAAGCTGCGCGTAGTAGTGTGCCAGAATCGTGTGGCCCATAGACCCTTGGGTCAGGGCGTCGGCATTGAAGAAGCGCTTCTGCTGGACATTGGTGATGTACCAAAGCCGATCACAAGAAAAAGCCGGTCCCCAAAAGGACCAGCCGCTGGTCGAGCGCCCAGTATCAAGGAGGATGGGCTCAGTCATCGTTGCCTCCAAAGAGTGTGTTGAGCACCGAAGCGCGCATGGCTTCGCGATCGTCAATGCCCATGAGCTTGTCGTCCAGGCCTTCATACTGCTCGGCAGCGAGGAACTGACGGATGGGTCCAATCTTATCAGCCAGGATGCCTGAGATCTTCTCGTCGTAGGTGCGCTTGGCGAGCACCACCTTCAGCAAGGTGGGCCGCCCACCAAGTCGGTCGAAGCGTCCCTTCCACTGCTCGAAGTCTCCAGGCCGCCACGGCAGCATGGTGAACATGGCGAGGTCCGCAGTCTGCAGCCCGTCGACAGACTCACCGAAGGCCTGACCGGTGCCGATGAGCAGGCACGGGCCGTCCGACTTACGGAACGAGACCACCATCTCTTCGCGCTCTCGGTCGTCGGTGCCGCCGTGCCCCCACCAGACATCGGGCATCTTGTTGCGGAAGTTGCCGCTCTTGACCTCCTTCTGCAGCGCCTTGGTGATGCGCGATGCCCAGTCCTCACAGTCCTGACGGCGTGCCGTGAACAGCACAACCTTGCCCTTGCCTCGCAGTCCTTCGAGCACCTCCTCCACGACGTACTTGCGCTTGCGGCTGGACGCCTCCATGAGGTTGGCTTCGAGGGCGCGCATCTTGTCTTCTTCGCTGTGGGTCTTCAGCGCCTGCTTCTCCGCAGCAGCGATGACACGCTTCATGGCTGCCGGTCTGTTCTGGTCAGACGGATCCAACCACACGACCTGGACACGGGTCGCAGGCAACTGACCGTGCGACTCGGTGTGCGTGACCTCCTGAATCAAAAAGGAAGCACGCGCTTTCAGTTCCTCGATGTTGCTGCTGCCGGTGTCTACCAGCCCGCCGTAGTCACCTTCGTGGGCCGCACAGTAGCGGTAGGCAAAGCGACGGTAGCCCATGCCGAAGGTGCCCGGCGAGAGCAGGTCCAACTGGCTCCACAGCCGACGAGGTCGGCCGTCGTCGAGCGGAGTAGCGGTCAATCCGATGCGCAGCTTCAGAGACGGCAGACGACTCACGTCCATGGCTGCAACCGCACGGGTCTCTCGGGTGTCGGTGGCGGTGCGCCGCCGCTCAAAGTCGATGTTGCCGTCGCTGTCGAACACAGGCTTCCACCGCTTCGACTGCCCGAAGGTGTGAAGCTCGTCGAAGATGAGCACCTCGGGTCGAACCCTGCGGACCTCGTCAAGGTAGTCAGGCAGAGACTGCGCACCGAAGACGACGAACGGGCGCTGCTTGTTCTCTCGACACTCTTCAAGGTAGCCCTCCAGAGTCTGATCACCTCTCCGCATCTGACCCTTTGGGATGACCCGAAGGGGTTTGATGTGGGTGTACTCCTGCACTTGATCCCACCAGACACGACGGGCTTTGGCGGGTGCGATGACAACCACCGGCCCTGGGCGCGTCAGAGCGCTCAGGATGGCCGTCAGGGTCTTGCCTGCACCGCAGGGGTAGACGAACTTTGCGGCGGGTCTGGTGGCCGCCCAGCACACTCCACGGCGCTGGTAGCTGGACATCATGGTGGGCACGAAGTCACGGACCTCACCAGCCTCGACCATGGACTGAACGCGCTTCAGTCCGTTGTCCGCCATGGTGGCAAGGCTCTCCTTGTAGGACGGCCAGGACAGCGGGGTGTTCTGTCGCACCTCGTGCTCGGCGTACCCAGGGACCGTGTCGCCAGCCATGTCCTCCAGCATGTACCAGAAGAGCCAGTCACAGTTGAGCGGGACGAAGGCTTTGTAGTAGTCGAAGATCGTGATGTCCTGGTGTTCCTCCTGCATCTTGGTTAGCCGGTGCCACTGCCGAGAGTAGCCTTGGTGACCGTAGACAAGAATGCCGGGGAGCATCCCCTCCAGCCGAGCCAACTCCTCAGCGACTTGAACATCGAATCGGTAGACTGCGTGCGGTTGGTCACGCAGCGGGGTGAAGTAATCGCTCATTGTTCCAGTGTGCTCCAATCGGTTTCTTCGTTGACGAGCGCCGCGACAGGGCCTCGCCAGCCGCAGCTTCGCTTGTGGTTGCAGACCGCGTTGAGTTGACGCCCTGGTTCAACCCACCACCAGACTGAAGGTCGGTAGCAGCGAGGGCACTCAACCATGCGGACGCTGTCTTCGCTCACCACGCCACCGAGTTGGTGGCCCAGTTCGGCACGCATCTTCGCGTCCAGGTGGACGGTGTAGAGGCTTGGGTCCAGCCTGAAATCTTCAGCCGGTCGAGGTGGCGGCTCAAACTTGGGCTCGGGCGGGAGCATGACCTCGTCGGGTGTGAGCAGCGGGCCGCTCTCCACCGTCGCGTAGAACTTCGCTTGGTGGGTGGGGTCAGCCAACTCCACCGCCGGGAGGGCCCACGCTCGACTTACGTCCTTGCAGGCGCGGTCGATCTCGTAGTCTGAGTACAGGTTCGCCCAGGCCCAAAGCCTTGTGTACTCGTCAGGGTCTACGTCGCGGCTCAGCGGAAGCACCACCCGGAAGCGATGCCCCTCTGGCTTGTGCGACCAGGAGGTGTGCAGGATTCGATACCAGTCTGACCAGCGGTCCAACCCCGCAGCGAGCGTCGTGCTCTCGTCGTAGTCAAGGACAAGGCACGACAAGCTCTGCACATGGGCCTTCTTGCGCCGCCGAGGCAAGAAGGTTGCAGCCGACCACATCGGCAAGAGCGCCTTGTTGGTCAACTGAAACTCTTCGCCTGGGGTGGTCAGCAAGTCGACCAACTCTGCTCCAGACATGGAGCGCTGGTCAGCATCCGTCCGGTAGAGGTTGTCGAACAAGCTGACCGTCCAGGTCATGCTTCTGCGGTGTCGTGGTCGTGAATGAAATGGTGCGTGGCATCCTGAACATCTGCGCACCGCTGCAACACGCGCATGCCGTCAGTCACCGGAACCTGTGTCATCTGGCAAAGCACAGCCAGTCCGAAGGCCAACTCCTCGATGGCTTGGTCAGGGTCGTAGTCGCTGACCCTTGCCTTCTCCAACACTTCGAGAACACCATTGAGAACCATACCGTGGGTCAGCATGTCGATGTACTTGCGGGAACGAGGCATGGTTAGTCCTGGGCTTGGGTGGGGGGAAACCAGCGGGAACCCACGCGGGTCTCGTATTCACCGTCGAGGTAGAAAAGCGAGCGCATGCGCTTTCTTGTCCAGCCCGCGTCGCTGAGCATCTGAGTCAGTTCGTACCAACGGCGACGCTCTCCAACGTGGTCTTCCCACATATCGGCGAAGGCTGAGTTGCTGGCAACCTCTGAGACACTCACACTTGGGAGGCGGCTCACGTTGCTGCGCCACATCTCGATGCGCTCGACGACATCTTCACTGGGGAAGAGACAGTAGTTGAGTCGGTCCCGCGAGGCTTTTTCTTCGTTGTTTTTCATGTCAGTTTTCCTTGGGTGTAGAGGCAAATCCAGAGGAGCACGGTTGCGCCAATCAGTAGCGGTGCGAAAAACGGACTCGGCGTGTCCACCTGCCGTCCGTAGGTCCTCCAGGTGTTGCAGTTGAGCTTGCTCGTATACGGCAAGACGTATTTCTCGTTGATCGAATGCGGCTCTCCTCTGTGGTACGTTTGTCTCACCACAAGGGTCGGTCTGTTTTTGGTCGCAGGAATCACCTTGATGACTTCCCAGGACCACAACGGTGGTTCTTCTTGATTCATCACATCACCTCTCAGCATGCTATGCGTGCGTGTAACACTTGTCAAACGTGAGGCCGAAGATGTCAGAACAGCCCACCAAGAACGAGGTGCTTGCTCGGCTTGCCAAGCAAGACCTCATGCTCCAAGACGAAGAGAAGGCGAGCGCGCTGCGGGAGATGCTGCGCGCAGGGATCTCAGTCAGCAAAGCAGCCGAAACCCTGAGCTTCCCCTCGTCGGTGGCGTGGCGCATGGTGGCCAGCAACCCCGACACGCTCAAGGCATTGGACGCCGGTGACGACCTCAACCTGAAGCGACGGAAGGAACAGTTGGCATCGAGGGCTGACGACATGCTCAATGTCATCGTCAGCCTCGCCCACGACCCAGACATTGATGGGTCGGTTCGTTTGAAGGCAGCCCAGGACATTCTCGATCGCACCGGGTTGTACGAGAAGCCCGACAAGAAGGCTTCCAAGCAACAGGCAGGCGCGGTCATTGAACTCTCGTCAATCGACAAAGAGTTCAGCGACCGGTTGCACCGCATCACCGTACGCGCCGGCACGAGCAGCGAGTGACCTCAGCGCGCCCGTGAGAACGAAGAGGGTGACTCGTCGCGCATGGGCATCAGCATGCGAGACTCGGGGGTGTTGGCGAAGACCGGCTCCAGTGGGCCGGCGGCGGACAACTGAATGTCCTTGATGCCGCCGAAGACGGCGGTGGCAAAGACCGGGTTGAGGTGGACCTCGAAGTCGTCAGCCAGCCCCACCAGCGCGGTCCACAGTCCGTCGCGCTCGCCGTCACGGATGGCTGCGATGTGCCGGGTCACAGTCGAGAGCCGGTCGGTGCGAATCTCCTTGTTGTCGCTTCCAAAGGCATCGTGAACGGCAACGTCGTAACGAAGTTCACTGTCGAAGTAGCGGAGACACCACCGCTTGATGGGCTTCAAGTTGTGCGGCTTGGCGATGACTCCGGTCGCGTTGGGTCCGATCTTCTCATGCACCCAGTGCTGGTCGTTGCTCGGATCTGACCCCACGCAGGGGGCATCCTCCACAAGCCAACTGCCCGACGTGAGGTACGTCTTGCCGGCGTCGCAGTAGGCGTAGCCGATGCGCGGCTTGGCAAGGCTGAGCCATGACCAGTGGCGCGCACCCCGAGGGCTGCGCACCTTCAGCGCCTTGAAGAACGCCTTCTGGTCAGGGTTGCCGTACAGGTCGTTGCGGTACTTGCCCGTCTGGAAACAGGCGTGGCGGTACTTGAGCATGAGCTTGCGGAAGCCGGCACGAATGTCGGCCTTGGGGTCGATGCTGTCCAGCATCGCCGTGAGGTTGGAAGTCATGATGCGGTTGGAAGGCATGGTTGCTCCTGAGGTTTAGAGAATCTCGAAGTCGCCGAGAACATCGCCTTCCTCGTAGAAGACTTCTCGGATGAGTTGGTGGGCAGTGTTTTCGGTCCACTCCCGATCAGTCATGAACGTGAGTACCGCCGTGACCGTCAGCTTCATCTTGTCGACGCCTTGGCAGAAGTTGATGGTGCCATGGCCATCGAACTGAATCACGTCGGTGTCGGGGTTGACCCGCTCCGCTGCGCCCTCGAACTCCGCCGAGATCGCACCCAGCCACGCCTCCATCGGGTCGAACACCTTCGTGGGCATGTCAACCTCGTCTGCCCAGTAGCGGGTGATGGCAATGTGCCGAGAGAACGGCGTCTTGGGCAAAATCTTGTCGGCGATGCCATCCAGTTCGTCAGCGATGCTGAGGAGTTCTCGCGTTGAGATGGCTCCGTTGCAGTCGACGTTTTTGAGTCGCCGCGCCCAGGCGCGAAGCTGCTGAGGAGTGAGTGTCGTGCTCATGTGATCTCCTTTCTGAAAGTTTGGGCCGATTACTTCATCGGGTTCGCAGTTCACGTCTTCGTAGTCTTTGATGGAAGACCAGATGTGAAGGTAGCCGTCTCCCCAGATCACGTAGACTCTACCGTCTGTGCCGATGTATTCCATTGTTCTCTCCTTGGTGTGATGCAATGTGCCGTGGGGTTAGTCGTCCAGGCCGAGTTCTTCGACCTGGACGTAGAATCACTCTTCTCCTTCGGTGACGTAGGCGACGCAGGCGGTCTCCTCTGGTTCAAAGTTCCGCAGGGTGAATCCGTACGACTCCACTGCTTCCTCCAGGTCGGCACCCAGATCGATCAGGATGTCCAGCAACTGAGAGGGATCGCAGTCGGTGGTCACTTCAAAAGACAGAACAAACGTTTCCATGATTGACTCCTTAGAGAGAAAAGACTTCAACGGTGATTGCGTAGCGCCAGACTTGGACGCCGGTTTGAAGGTTGTGACGGCCACGTCGTCCGCAGACGTACTTGACCCAACTCGGGTCACGCGAGCGCTCCATCTTCACGGGAACAACCCGAAGCTCCATTTCCGAGGCTCCGTTCTTGCCACCGACGATGATGTCGATGGGGAACTCGATGTTGTCGTGCGAACTGTAGGAGGACCACTCGAAGTCGAAGGTCCCCAACATTGAGTCGTCATGTGGACCTGAGACCCAGTCGATGTTGCCCTCATCGTCTTTGTGGTACACCACGTCGAGTACGTTCCAGTTGTTCGCCACGTGAGTGTAGATCCACTCCATGGGAAACTCCTCGACGGCGGGCAGCCCCGCTTCGCGGATTGCCTTGAGCCGTGCAAGCTCCTTCGGCGTGATGGTCGCAAGGTGCATTTTGAGCGATGGGTGGTACTTGCGCAAGTTCATGGTGACCTCCTCAGAAGATGACAGGTTTGGGTGGGTTGGCACGGGCATCTGCCCAGTCAGACTCAGTGGCTTCCTCGCACTCACAAGCGAGGACAATGCAGGTCTCAGCGCCAGCTTCGCGCACGAACTCAACGACGTGAACCTTGTCTTTGCAGTGGTTCGTGTAGGTAGCGCGGACAAGGCCGATGCCGTGCGAGAAGTGCTCAACGAAAATCATGATTGCTCCTTGAGGGTAGTGATGCGAGCAGCGAAGCTGCCCCACGTTGGGTGGTTGAAAAGGATTTCGGCTGCGATTTCTGGGGTCGCGAACGGCCCCGAGGTTTCTTCGAGAAAGAGCGGGAACTCTTCGTACAACGTCTCGACCACGGCCTTCGCGTCTTTGCGTCGTGGTCGAACGATGAGCGACAACCCGGTGGGGGTGTGCGTCACCCGCCAGCTTGACTTGCTGCGCGGGTGCGCTGTCTTGATGCGCCACGACACCGGGTCAGGTCGAGGCGTTTCCAGGGTCAGCACGGCTGGGTGAACTGCAAAGCAGCCACACACCCACAGACCCTCGGCGATGCCGCGGGCAACACCATGCTCGCTGTTCATGGCGAGCACAGCGCTGCCCCGATGCCACTCAGTCATGGCTGGAAGTCGCGGCCGCAGGCTGAGCAGAACCAGTCGGTGTCGTCTTGGAACTCTGTCTGTTCGCGGTCTATCTCCACCACACCGTCGTCGGTGACGAAGGCGCGACCGTAGACGATGACAGAGACACGGAACGGACCCTGGCTGCGGCAGTGCGGGCATTCGATGCCTTCGAGGCAGTTGTTGTTCTTCTTAGTCATCGTCTTCTCGGCGCATCTCGGCGCGCATGTCCATGGCGTCTTCTTCTTCGCCGTGACTCCAGTCAAGTGCGTACGCGCAGATGTTGTTGAGGTCTGACGACAGCAAGGCGTCGGTCACGTCTTCGCCCGTCTCATCGATGACCTTGAGGTTCTCGACGGCCCAGCCGTCAAAGTAGCTGGGGCTGACCGTGGCGCTGACGCGCACATGCTGAGCGGGAAGCTCGCTGTACTCGTTGAGGTTGAATCGGAAGGACACGTCGTGCCCTGTGCGTGGGTAGTACATGGCGGCCTCTCTGTTGGTGTCGGCGATGGCGCTGACTACTTGTGCAAGCAAATCGTCCATGGTTGCTCCTGTCTGAAGTGGGGTGGGGTTGGTCAGGCTCGGTCGCCCTTCTCGAAGATACGGGCACGTCCCTTTGTCTCGACGTGCTTGCCGAGAAACATCTCGAAGACACGGCCCTTGCGGGTCGTGACCCGCACAAAGTCTCCTCTGGCAGGGTCCGAGTCGAAGTCAGGCTGGTCAGGCATCCACAGCTTGATCCCAAACTCACCGTCAGACAGGCGGGTAAAGCTGCCCTGCCAAGAATGAAACTCATCCGGCACGGGCTCAGGCTGTGGCGCAGGCTTCGGCGTCGCTACGGGCGCAGGCCTCGGGGTCGAGACTTGCTGCTGTCCCTCGTAGGGGAACCCGCTGATGGCGCCGCAATCGCGACAGTAGTCCAAGCCGAACTTGGCATCGCGGGCAAACTCTGTCGAACTGCAATCGCGACCACAGATCATTTCGGCGGAGCGGAAAGAAACATCGGGCATGGGTGCCTCCTTAAAGTATGACGCCGGGATGACCGGCAGGTTGATTGGTTCAAGGCTGCCTACGCAGCCAGCTTCGTAGAACGCCTTCATCATGGCGTCCTTGTTGCCTTCGGTGCTGGTGCCGTCGGGCTGGGTCCATCGCAAGTCGCTCATCGGTTGCTCCTGGGCTTGCGGACATGCTTCCGCTTGAGGGCAGCGACCAGGAAGGGGTCGCTGCAGTTGTCGAGGTTGAGGGCCTTCCTCACCTTGGCGCTTGTCACGGCTGCTTC